TAGTTCAAAAGCCGCACCTGTTGTAGTAACCGCAACCTGGTTGGCTGTGTTTGTTGAACTTAAGGTAGCCGCCGTGTTGTATCTGTAAAGTTTTGGATAGTTCTCCAAGTCGCTTGTGTCGATCCATAAGTCATTGTTCACCAGCGCAGTACCATCTGACTGTGTAGTTGGTGCTGTTGCTGAGAACTGTGGCCCATTTGGGTCTGTTGTAGCGTAAACTTGTAGATAACCTTTCCAAGTTGTTCCGTTGTGAACCATGATGTCTGCTTCGTCTGTAGAAGTGTCATACCATAATGTACCATCTGCTGGTTCCTGTGTAGGTGCACTTGTTGAAGCAGTGTAACTTAATCTCTTCCAGTTACTAGCCAAGATTCCTGTGTTAGCACTAGAGTCAATGCTATCACCAGTTGGAATGTCATACAAGTTGTCAATCAATGTTGAACTGTTCGCTGTGTAGGTTCCGTAACTGTGTGCAGTTGTCTGGCTGAAACCAGCATCTGCCAACGGAGTGCCTAATGTGTCAAACATTCTGAAGTCACCACCTAATGCGTGTGACATCTGTATTGCACCTGTGCTTAATTTAGTTGCAGTCACGTTTGTCAAGTTCGCCGCACTCACCGCCGCAACAAAATCGTCTGCTGATGTTCCGCCTAGTGTCACAGTCTTAGCCGCCGCCAAAGTAGAACTATTTTTGACTGATTCTTGGATGATGAAAGTCTCTGAACTTGTGAAAGTTGGAGAAGTGCTATTACTTGTGATAGTTGTTGCTCCGCCTTCGTATCTGAAGAACTGGAAATCACCAACGTTTGGAGTTGAATCAGCAGCATCTGCCGCCGTCATTGATTCCTCTGTGATGTTAAACTGTACATATAGGTCACCCACTGATAAACCTGTTCCACCGTTTGCTGGGTCTAGGTTAAAGATTGCTTCATGGTGATTTGCGTGTAATGGACTTGAAATTGTTGAGAAACTCGCACTTGATGTGCTGTAAAGTTTAGCAACCAGGTTTGCACCTGAGTTTGCACTTGTGGTCTTGAACCAAACTGAACCATTAGGTCTGTCCTCACTTGATGTTGCTGAATCCCAGGTTGGTCTGTTTGTGTGTTTGTCCTGTAAGAATTTAACACCGTTTAGAACCTTGTTACTAGTCAAACCTAAGTCTGCTACAAGTGTTCCGTTTCCTTCTTCAAATCTAATCGTGTTTGTGCCGCCAGTTGAGTCACCTAGTGCCTTACCGTTGTGGAATATTTCTAAGTCTCCAGTCACGCTGTTAACACTTGCAGTCACGTTAGTTACATTAGAACCAATCGCTGATGCAACATTAGATAATGCTGTTCCTGACACAGTGATCTCAGTACCATTGATGTCCATTTTGTTTCCACTTGTCACTGTTGTTCCTGATGCTATTGTCACCACCGGTAACGATGTGTGCCATGCCTCCGATCCAACGATCACCCAAGTGTTACTTGCTGTCTTCTTGTAGATCTTGTTTGAAACGTGTGTTGTGTTGATCGCGTAATCACCGATCGATCCGATCGATGTTTTAGGTGCACCAGTGCTGACCCCACCTACTAGATCAGTAAGTGCTGTAATCAGGGTTGGAGTTTTTGCTGTGAATTTCTGATCTGTTTGTGACCACTCAAATAAACCATAACTGCTTGATGCAAGGTCAAACCAGTATGTGCCATCTGCCGGTGCCGCTGTTGGTGCCGAAGCACTTCCAACTAATTCCGCCGTGTTTACGTTTGCTCTTAGTACATATGCTCTGTTGGCTACACCTAAAAAGCTGTAAGCCGCTTGTAGACCGTACTCATTTAATTCATATCCGTTTAATGAATTTCCTGAAGCGTCTGTGTAGAATTTTGGATCGCCAAAAATCTCTGTCAATTCTCTCTGTGACGAGATCAAGTACGCAGTGTTGGCGTTTGCAGTCTGTGTTCCTGCCGCTGTGCCGTCACCTGCTCCGTTGTTCTTGTCCTGTGATGATGCTACTATGAATAGTGGTGTTGTACCCGCATCTGATGGTACGTAGAAACTTTCATTTATTACTGAAACCTCTACTCCTGGTGATGTTAAAGCCATTTTTCGTATTCTCCTTGCAAGTTACGTATATACTTGAGTTATTTATTCAATCATACGGTTTTGTTGACATAATTTACCATTTTCCTGGTGCCTATATAGGGAACGTAAATAACGTTATGCGGTACACAAACAGACCATTGTGCAAGACCTGTAACACCAAACCCAGGGCATATGCCTACAAGCGAAATAACACTGTGTACTGGCGTAGCCAGTGTGACACCTGCATCAGGAAGAAGGCTGGCAAGAAGGTGGGAGGTGTCACTGCACTAGATAGATCCGGATATAAAAAGCGTAAGAAATGTGAGTTGTGTGGATTCAAAGCACAGCATCAAGCACAACTGGATGTGCTATTTGTTGATCGAAATCTTAGGAATGTATCAGAGTCAAACTTGAAAACGGTTTGTGCCAACTGTCAAAGGCTGAGCAATGTTCGTAGACTCGGCTGGCGTGTGGGCGATCTTATTGCCGATGATTAGATCATCTACTTTTCTATATAAGTCATCAAGTGTTCCGGTATTTGCAATAGTAATGTCGTAGTCATATTCAAGCCAGTCCCATTCAGATTGATGAGCACCTTTTTCTTTCATGCTTTTTTTAGTAGGCAAATCACCACGTGCAACACAAACAATTATACCACCGTTTGCTTTTATTGTTTTTATTTCATTTATAAATCTTGTATCGGATATTACAGTGTTTTGTCCTTTGTATCTGCCCATGCAACTATCTAACCATATGCCATCATACATTTGTCCACGCATGACTTCAGTGCCAAAATGTTGTAACACCCATCTTGGTGTTACAGGTTTACCTAATCTTTCACTCCAATACGCATCAGGTTGTTCTCGCCAATGTCTACTGGATGTGGTATCACCCTCAAGCATTTCTCTGTCCCAGTTAAACATGGCGGCTACTGCATCTTTTAAACTTTTAGCAAAACTGTCTTTTATGTACCCGTGTTTTTCAACCAGTCTTTCTGCAACTGTGTCTTTACCAGAACCTATAAGTCCCACAATTCCTATCAGCATCTATTGATTATACTTTTTTTTAACTGGTTTTTCAAGTATTTTTTTTACAATTTCATACCAATAAACACCGCTTGATCTTAATTGTGTGTTTTGTTTTCTAAGCCTGTTCAATTTTCTTTTTACAGTTAAGAACTTTTTGGCTGTCATATTTGGATCAGTTGAAAGGTCTGCAATGATTTCATCAATCACAGGACAACTGTATTCTGGAATTTTGGGGGCACGTGTTTTGAGTTTATGTAATGTAAATTTTTTCATGTATGTTAATTATTTTTAAGACGCTTTTCTATCTCTTTTTTAGCTTCTTGCACAGATTTTAGAATAATAATTCGTAATTCTTTTTTATTTCCTTTTAAAGCATGAATACTCATGTTTTCTAAATCCTCAACTACCTGTGTCAATTCATCTAGTGTTAAATCTGCATAGGTTCTATAACGGTCTTGTTCTAACATACCGTTTTATTTAAAGTGTTTGGATTATTAATTAACCAATAACAAAACTATGCGGAGTGCCACCTTCTGAATAGTTGCCAATTTCGAGTTCAAGTCTCTCCATTTCCTGCATACCTTGTTGTTTCAGTTCCGCTCCGTTTAATGTAGTTCCACCCTGCGGTCCTGCTATCTGTCCGAACTTACCCCTTGCTTCTCCTATCATCACTTTAGAGACTGCTAAAGTATAATCTCTTATCCACGGTTTAGAATAAATGTCCTTGAACAATGTGATGTCTGGTCTGAAGTTGTCTGTATGCATAAGAACTGTTTCATTGTCAGCTCTTGGTTTTTGTGTAATGGTCAATTTTTTTGTTGCAACATCAAAATGGAACTGTATAAAACTTCCAAACAATTTTCCTACAAGTTCCTGATATGATGCAAAGGCATAATATGTTGCTAGTCCACCAGTTGCACCTGCTCTTAGAAGATATGTGTTTGTGTAGGCTAAATTGAAAGGTTCAAACAAGGTTCCACCTTCTCCGCCTTCTGTTCTAGACCCAACAGTTCTTCTATTTAGATTCCTAACATTTATTATTTCATCTGGTAAGATATATGTGTTTTGATCTTTCTTTAATTCTAAGAATGCATATGATTCTTCAACAGCATTTGACGATCTCTGTCTAAATTTATTAATGGCACGTTCTAGTGCCGTTTGGTAGTGTTTTGGGTCTAATTCTACGTCAATCATCCCATCGCCGAGATTATTTTTTACGTAATCGAATATCTCTTGTTGACCTGTTTGTAGTTCTGACATACTCATATTTATAGCCTTTGCCTAGGCAATAAATATGTGTGATATGCCAAGATTATCCATTTTTAAGCCTGAAAAGGGCAATGACTACAAATTCTTCGATCGCAACATAAAGGAGATGTTCACTGTCGGAGGTACTGATCTACACCTACACAAATACCTCGGACCATATGACCAGGGAGACACTCAGAAAGACGGTGATGCATCACCAACACAACCACAATATTCTGGGGATAGCCTCAATGAAAGGACCATACAAGATCTGCTGTTTTTAGAGAACAGGGACAGGAAATACTCTGATGACGTATACGTTGTGCGTGGAATTTACAATGTGCAAGATGCGGACTTCAACCTGTCGCAGTTTGGTATGTTCTTACAGAACGACACGTTGTTTTTGACTGTGCATTTGAATGACATAGTTGAAAGGATTGGCAGGAAACCAATGAGTGGTGATGTGATAGAATTTCCACACTTGAAAGAAGACTACAGTCTAGACGAATCAATACCGATCGCCTTGAAAAGATATTACGTGGTGGAAGATGTCAACAGGGCCGCGGAAGGATTCTCACAGACATACTGGCCACATCTATTAAGATTAAAAATGAAGACACTGGTTGACGCACAGGAATTCAGAGATGTTATCGGAGATGCAACTACCGAAGGATCAGTTGCAAACTACATGAGCACCTACAACAGGGAAAAAACTATTAATGATCAGGTTGTGTTGCAGGCAGAACAGGACGCACCTAAGGCAGGCTTTAACTACAAACAATACTATGTTGCACCAATCGACGAGAGGGGTAACATAAGGACAGACAATGTTAACACCGAAGAAGACAGGGCGAGCAGTGATCAGACCGTGAACGCCGTGATTGATTCGCCCGCAAGTTCACACTATGGCTTCTATCTGGACGGCGACGGTGTTGCACCTAATGGATATCCTGCAGGGTTTGGTATAACTTTTCCTACATCAGGCGTTGACAAAGGAGACTATTTTTTAAGAACAGATTATCTACCTAATAGATTGTTCCGATACGACGGAAACAGATGGGTAAAGGTTGAGGATTCAGTAAGGATCACAACTACGAATAATGATTCAAGGGCAAATTATAAAACAGGATTTGTGAACAACAGCACTAGTTCTAGTATAAACGGTTTGACAGTTGAGCAAAGACAGGCACTGACAAATGCATTGAAACCAAAGGCTGACAATTAATGTTACATTTTTACGAAGGACAGGTTAGGAAATTTCTCACTCAATTCATCAGAATTTTAAGTAATTTTTCTGTTGAGACAGGTAAAACAAGCGACGGATCAATTAGTTTAAGGGCGGTGCCCGTTGTTTATGGAGATCCCACTAGGCAGGTGGCAAACATAATTAGAAACAACAGTGAGAATGCACTTAACTATGCTCCAAAGATCGCCTGTTATGTAAGGGAATTAAATTATGACAGGGAGAGGATGCAAAACCCTTATCACATCGAAAAACAACATCTAAAGGAAAGAAGTTTTGACGAGACCACAGGCGAATATACCAATCAATTGGGGGCAGGATACACAGTCGAAAAAGTGATGCCGTCGCCTTTCAGATTAGAAGTCACTGCTGATATTTTCTCATCAAACACAGATCAAAAATTACAGATACTGGAGCAAATTCTTTATCTATTCAATCCAGATTTTGAGATACAGAAATCAGACAACTACATTGATTGGACCTCGTTGAGTTATGTGGAATTGACTGGAATTACGTTCAGTTCGAGGACCATACCAGTCGGTGCAGACAGTGAGATTGACGTGGCCACAATGACGTTCTCCATGCCGATATGGTTGTCTCCGCCAGTGAAGGTAAAAAAATTAGGTGTTGTACAAAAAATCATAATGAGCATCTATGACGATGATGGTGGAATTGCAAAAGGGTTGATAGACGGAGAATTAGCATCAAGGAGTTTCATAACGCCAAACAACTTTGGTTTGTTGGTCACAGGAAATCAACTACGTTTGTTGGGTACCACAGGGGTCAATGTCAAATCGGGCGGAGATGGCTTCCATACTGGTGCAAGAGATCCTGGGTTGGCGGATCCCTTTGAAACATTTGGTCCAGCAGTCAATTGGAAAATTTTATTAGACCAATATGGTAAGGTAACGAACGGTACATCACAGATCAGACTCACACAACCAAACGGCAATCAAGTGGTTGGTACCATCGCCACAACCACGCTAGATGACACAATCTTGATGTACACTATCGATGGCGACACTGTGCCTGCAAACACTTTGACTGCCGTGAAGAAGATCATAAATCCAGCAACGTTCGATCCGG